GAGGACAGGAGACCCAGCCGTGTCACCGGAGAGCTTTGCTGTCACGGAGAGCGTGCCGCTCGCCACAAAATCGGAGAGCTGGACGGCCTGCCCTTCGGCTACGGTCATCACCGCGCCGGAGGGTAGCCCCAGTTCGTACTCCACGTGCGTGGCGGCGCTGGGAGTCTCGGAACAGGCGAGGAGCATGAGGTCGCTCACCCCGTCAGAGCTTATCGTGGCCGAGCCCAGGGGGACGGTGTTCGTTCCTTCCACGAAGTCAGCAGCCAGCAAACGGAAAGCAATATCCTTGGTCTGGTGTGCCGTCCATGTCGAAGCGTTGGATGAGGAAAGCAATACTCCGACGGTGTATGGCTGGGCAGACACCCACTGCTGGTGGGCGCTGTCGAATGCGCCCATCTCGGCGATAGCCACGGCCGTGTCAGCATCGTCGCAGAGGATGACCAGGGCATACTCAGTGGATGCAGAAAGGGGTACGGGAGCATCAAAGAGAATTCTGGTGGCGACAGAGGCTCCGGCAGTGATGGAAGAAGCCGGAACAATGGCCTCTGTCAGCACTGACCGGGTCGGATAGCCACCGGAGGTCTCGCGGATCTGGACACGGACGCCAGAGGCGCCCTTAGCAGTGAAAAAGAGGTCCACACCAGAGATCTGCCGGGCTTTTTCGAGGACAAAGGTCTGCGCCAGCGGGTCAATGTAGGTGTTTACCACGGACTGCACAGTGCGCAGCGTCGTGGTCTCAAGTGTACCCTGTCCGACGAAGGTAGCCTGTGCGGTGCTCCCGCCAGCACCCGTGAAAACAACGGCTTTCACGCCGGCAGGAACGTTGGCGGGAACAGTGAAGTGGCCGAAAAGTTTCCCGGACGCATCTGCCGCGATGTCGGATTCCGCGGGCGTAATGGCGATGCCGTCGAAGGTCACCCGGCTGAGCTTTTCTCCGGACCCGAAGCCTTCACAGGTGAACGCGATGCTGATCTGCCGCAGGTATTCGATGGCAGAATAAGAGACGCCGGCCGTCTCCGTGGACGATCTGGAAGATGTTACGGTGGAGCCATGCTGGGGATGCGTGGGGGCGTAGATGGTCCGATAGAACTCCTTCGTGACCGGGCTGGTCCAGGTCGTATTCGTAACTGTCCAGCGATCCACGGCAGGCGTCAGCGTGGCTTTCCCTGGCATGACGGCGAACGCGAGATAGGGGTTAATTTTCATCTCGCCGGTCATCAGCGGCTGCTCCAGGACGACAGAAGAAGAGGAGCTGCGGGCAGCCGGGAGCTTCACATCGGAAGAGACGCCGGATACGCTGGCCCTGATAGGCAGCGTCAGGAAACCATTAACCACTGCGGCAGTCTGCTCCAGTCCCTGATCCCGCATACTGTCATCTAACAGCGGGTCTACGAAGATGCCCACGCGTGCGCCAGCCTCGCGGGTCGCAACATCGGACTCAAGCCTCTGGCGGGCAATTTCCTGCAGGGCATATTCCACCCGGCTCGTGAGCGCTTCGAGATCAGAGAAAGGTATGACGCGCACGCCGTCATTGGTGACGACGCGCTCGTCTTTCGTTCTCCACGTCTGGGTGACGCTTGCCAGCGCCAGCATGGTCGAAGGCACAGCGGGGGCCTTGGCCCGGGTTTCGGAAGCAACGCCCTGGATCCAGGAGAATGCGCCGTCCGAGGTGATACAGAGGCGGTCAACTCTGGGAAGGGCCTGCTGATAGCTCACGAGAATGTCAGAGCCCTGAACTGCGCCGCTCACGGAGAAGCCGTCAAAATCCTGGCCGGAAGGAATCACGTTCTTAGCAATGTAGGTATAGGAAACCGTGTACGTGGAGCCGGTTGCCGGTTCAGCCCCGGAAGGAGACCAGTCTACGGTGTCGCCAGTTCGCTTGAAGTCCGTGCCCTCGGCGTAGGTGGTGGAGCCCTGCACGACGCTTACGATGGAACGCACGGAAGTCTCGGAAAGGGCATCGGCGCAGCCTGTATAACTGCCATGAACGACAGTCTCTGTCTTCTCGAGAGTCACACGGAGGGCAGTGATGGAGCGGATGGGAGGATGAGCTACGGTGATGCGTTGGGTGGCAGATCCGTCAGCCACGATGGCTTCTGTATCGATAAGGCGGAGGTCCGGCTCTGCGGCGTAGGTGAGGCGGCGCGAAGTTAGAAGCTCGACTCCGTAGCCGCAGACACGGCAGCGGCCTTCGGCCACAGTGTAAATCTGCGCTCCGCCCACATCATCAGCGGCCCTGACCGTCATGCCGGAGCAGACGTAGGTGCCGCCTCCGGTGCTGTCCCTGTCGTACCTGGCGATGCCCTGAGTGACGCTGTCGAGGTCAGGAGGTGTCTCCTTGGCTCGCACGACGCCGTCATCGATGGTGTAGATGGGATAGAAGGACCCTGTGCCTCCGTCTCCGTCGTAAGACCATACGGCCTGCACCCTGCGGCGCCAGGCGCCAGGCTCTCCCTGTCCCCTTGAGCCCACGGCCGGATTAAGGAGCCCAGCGTCTTCCGCTTCAGACACAATCGTCTCCCTGAGACGGATTCCTATGGAGAACGTCCCCTGTGTGGGGATGGTGAACGCTGAGGCCGGCACGGAGTAGACCGTACCGGCAATGTAGACCTGGCCAGCCTCAGCCGTCACGGAACCAGATGAGGCGTCTACAGATATCTGGGCATCCTTAATGATATCGCCATCGGAAAAGATGGCGTCGCCTATGCCGCGAACGTGTGCGGCGGTTATGCTCTCGAGCTCGTTGATCTCTGATGCCTGGGTTCCGTACCCATCACGGAAGAGGATCTCGCGATATTCCTTGCTGGTATCGTAGCGGTTCCAGTAGTTGTCGATGTTTTTTCCATTAGGGGTCTGCATGTATTTTCCTCCGCTAGATAGGCAGGACAAATTCGACGGTCTGCCTGACGGAAGGCGATCTTGCTATGGCCGGTGTGAGGATTTCAGCCGCAACGAGCAGGCCAGGATCGGATATTTCATCGGGAGAGAAGTAGCGCTGCCCTTCGGGCAGGCCATCCGCCGTCACCGTGTCCATGAAAACGCCGACCTCTCTGATGATGGCGCTGCTGGCGTCCTCGAAATTGAAGTTCACCCGGATGTAAAGGTAGGGTGTGGGACCGGCCACCTGCTTGTAGCGTTTGTTTGTGGCGGTTCCGCTTCCGGTTGCCACAGGAATGACAATGTCACCCTCGTCGTCGGGTTCGACGTAGCCAACGGCTGTGGCCAGCCTGCGGCCGACTTCTGCGGTGAGGGCTGTGGCGTTCACGAGGGAAGGCAGAGAGGCATCATCCGCGTCCCATGCGGGATCGCCAGTCCCCCACGCGAGATGCAGGGGTCTGCTGGCAATGGCACTGGCGATGGCCGCCCGGCCGGTATTGGTTAACGTAGCGAGGCTCATTTTGGTTCACTCCTAATTGCTGTTTCTGCCGCGGGGATGAGCCACGGGCGACTGTCCCAGGTGCCCGTCCATTCACGCACCCACACAGGTGCGGAGGGCATGACTGGGATGATTGACTGGCCGGATATCACTGGAGAGGACGGCTTCACGGGGTTTACCGTGAGCCCTTCCGTCTCCTGGTACCGTTCAAGAAGTTCAAGTTCCTCCCGCTCCGGGTCAGCACCCCAGGTATCGCCCCAGCGTGTGCCCGTAAACGACATAGCCCGCGGGCGAAGTCCGTACACTGAATTGATATCTCCCCAGGTTCCCGAAGCATGCAGCGCAATGGCGCCACCAGTGTCGCCTCCGTCGGACGGCCATGACCAGACGGCCTCGTCTCTGGCGATCCCCTTCACGACAATGCGGAACGGGGGAAGCTCACGGAGCATGAGCAGCTGCAGGAGAGAGGAAAAAGTGAATCCATGAGACTGGGGGTAGACGTCGCTCCAGAAGGAGCGGCTCCAAATGGGACGGTCCACATACGGCGCCAGGAAGCCTGTGCTGCTCTCTATGGCCAGGCCTACCCTGGCAGCAGCACCGTAGGCATCGCATGACTGCAGGCCTCTCTGCATTCCCAGGGAAACGACAAGGCCGTCCATGCCCTGGACATCGTAGGGGACGCCGGAGAAGGTCGACCAGAAACCATAAGACCACGCCGTCTCACTCCAGATGCTGGGATCCCAATTGTAGGTTGTGGTGTAGACGCGGGCGAGAACCGAGCGGGCCGGCTTGTACTCGTTGATGATCCAGATGAGCAGGTCGAGGCTGTTCAGAAGGGCTGTCTGCTCTTCCTGCGTTACCGGCTGCGCAAGCCGTACCTGGAAATCAGACCAGCGGCTGGGCTGCCACTGTCGGACATTGTCTATGGCGGTGACATCGAAACCGTAGTAGCGCAGTATCTGCGGCAGGCCCTGGGTTTTGCCGCCGAGCATATGCCAGTGCCAGGCTCTGATTACTCTTGACCGGAACTTCTCCGGAGTCTCTCCGTTTTTCCGCTGGAGGCCGCGGCCAAAGCCATGCTCCAGCACGAGGTCTTCCTCGGCGAGAGAGGGGAAAAACTGCTTTCTCGCGTAGATGACGTCGTCTATGACGCTGTCGAGGGCATGAGCCGTTCCCTCTGCGATGGCCTGAAGAGGGCCAGGACGGCGGATGAGTGGCCAGGCAAGGACTTTTTGGAAATATTTCCAGAACTCGGAGGACATTATGCCTCCGCGGCCAGCTCGGCCGTGATGGACATGCTGTTGAGGCGTGCCACTCCGTCAGCGGGAACGTTGACGATATCCTCGGAAGGGCTTGCCCATTCCACGGACTTCACCCCGGGAACGGCCATAACCGTGTGCGTGAGGAGGTCCCGGGTCAGGTCCTGTCCGATGGCAAGCGAGGTCACGTCTTTCACGGTACTTGTCTCGGCGAAAAGGGCGTAGAGGCGGGATTTTGCCTGCTGGATGATGTTTGCAGCGTCTCCTGTCGTGTAGGAGATGACGCCGCTGATGTCGGCGGGTACAGGCTTCGGGGCCTTCACTTCCCAATCGTCATTGATGGGAACGTGGGGAGAGATGGCCTCTTTCACCTTTTCAAGGAGGGCTTCCGTGGGAAGGACGTCGGATCCGCGTACAACGATGTCCACCGTGCCCTGGCCTCTCGGATGCTGATCCAGGATAGACACGGAGGTCACCCCAGGCACGGACAGTGCCCAT